ATGTGCGCCCTGCGGGACTCGAATTTAATAGTTAAAATTATGTTTTATTTAGTTATTTTATTTTTAATTATTTTTGATACCGTAACTCGTACCGTAAAAAGTAAAACCCTCAAACAAATAAGGCATCCTTTTTAGGATGCCATTCTGTGCTTTTCTATCCAACAGTCTATATCAGATTCAAGCCATCTCGCAATTTTTCTTTTGCCCTCACCAAATAGGATTGAAGGAGGGAAATAACCGGTTCGAATCCAGTCATAGATAGTTGACTTTGGAAGGCTGGTTTTTAATTCAACCGCCTTCAAGTCAAGCAAACGACTTTGCTTTTCTGACATCACCCCTCCTTACTTTCCGCTTTTCTGAAATCAGTCTCTGTCACAATCCACTGAACATCTTTAAGACTTGGACGAAATACGACAACGCAACAACCAAATGGCGCATTAGATGATGAACCGCCAAACTTTAAGCGGCCACGAATAAAATGAATTTCACGACCCAAACAATAGTCTTGAAACCAACGAGCATCAGTGCGAACAGGAACGAGTGCAACTACCGTATGACCCTTACTTGCTGTTTCTGCTGCTTTGGCAACCCAATCTACAATTTCACGGCCGTATGGTGGATTCATCCAACATGTTCCAGACCATTCTTGTTTCAGCCCATCAATTTCAGGCGTGAAGTAGCGCTCACATTTGGCATTCTCAGGCAGAGCACAAACATCTAAATCAAAGTTAAAAACTCGATCCAATTTTTCAAAAAAATCTTGCGGTGTTGACCATACATCTGTTCTATTTTCAGCAAGACCAAACAGCTTGCTTTGGGCCATTGTGTTCATCCCTCAGCTCCCGATTCAACATCCAACAACATGCTGCCTTCCTCTGGATATTCGGTCATCCAAAAGTAATAGCCTTTGCCACTGTGCCCATCTTCAAAAAATTTAATAGTTAGTTCAGTTTCAAGTTGATCTAAATCATTTTCACCATCTGGATTTACAAATTCGAGAAGGCTTTTTAATTGGTGACCATTAAGAGTTATGCTCATTGTTCAGCTCCCGATTCGCTTGCTTCTACCATTGCTTTGTAAATGCTATTTGCCAAGAAGCCAGCGCCTTTATCAAAGCCAGCGCGCTCCATCACTTCCGTTGGTTCCTTTGGCACCAAAACATAACCATCTGGCACCGCCTGAGCTTTGGCTTTTTCTTGCCATGCATACCAAGCTCCATTGATAAATGATTCTGCACATGAGTTGAATGGTAAGTCGTAAAAATCACCATTAAAATGAGATTTTTCCTCATTTAGTATTTCTGCAATTTCAGACAAGTTCTCAAACTCACTTCTTAACTTATTCAAATCTAACATTAGCCTTCTCCTCAAACTCTCAATGGCATCAACAGGCCATGTACGCCGTCCACAAATTCCACATAAGTTGAAGTAGTGGCACCAGATGGATAAAAGAGAGGGAATCGGCAATTAAGAATTTTGGAGCATTTCGCGAAGTTGCTCACATATTCTAAATTCCACTGTACAAACTCTTTAGGGGGTTCGGTCGGTTTAGGAATATCAACACGGCTTATATCTGGAAACTTACCCTCAATTGGACGAAAGAATTCAAACATCCCATTTTCGTAATCCAATAACCAAAATTCATCATCAATTTGGCTTAAAGTGATAGTCTTTACTTTTGGGTTATTACCGACCTTTTTAATAAAAGATTTAACTATTTCAATTGGGATAATCACCTCTATATCTTGAACCTCTGGAGCATCACAGATCAGGGCACAGTGACCATTTGTGGCAGCCATCATTCCATCTTTAACCAACACGCCCATTAAGTAGAACCTTACTTCACGCTGTGCAGCAAAAAGGCTTGTTGCTTGAAGATGCCTATAAGTTAGGGTTACTTGCCTCTTAAAATTCATGGTTGCACCTCTTTGTTGTTTGCAAATACGGTTGCGAATGTGGTTCCAGCAATTTCTGGCAATACGTCTTTAGCTTCTTCAAATGCACGCGCCTTTGCTGCTGCTTCTGAATCTAGTGTCATGGAGTCGTTATACTTCTTCCATTCCTCTTTAGATCGGCGATCCAAGAATCTACCTAGCAAGTGAAGAATCTGTTTAGTTGCATTATTGGTTTTCTTATAGCGAGCATCTGTTTCTATAAGGTCTATAGCTCCAGCTCTAGCCAACTTTAAAAGCTCATCATATGGCAAGCTTTCAAAATCAATTCCAAGTATTTGATCTGCTTTCTTTAGTTCAACATCCTTACTTGGATTGATTAATCTTTGTTTCACATCTTGCGGGCTGATCTTGTGTGCAAGCCCGTTTCGTCTAAAGCGAATTACATTACTCATGATCACGCCTTTAAATGATTTTCAAATTCTTTATAAAGTTGGGTGGCTGCTTTATTCATTTTTCCGTCATACATGATGTGTACGTTTCTAGGAAAAAGTTTGCTGACTGTGGCGCAATAAAACTCCATACGCCCACATGGTCTAACAATTCCGCGATACCCAATCTTTGTAAGCCACAATAAAAACGCCTTAAAAAGAACCTCCCTAGAGAGGTCGGCGTAATTAACGCCGTCCGTCATTTTTAAAACCTTCTGTAAGTGTTTTAGAGATGGCTGCATTCGCTGGAGCTAAATGATTTGTGTTGATTTCTTGCTTCTCTGGGACAACCTCAAGGTGTGTAATATTATTTTTCAGCTCATCAAGTTGGTATTGACCACCAGTTAATTGAGCAAGCTCACCGTTGTGATAATCCTGAGATAGATCTGCGTGTGTTTTGGCAATATCAATCAAGCGAAAAGTTTTATCAAAAGCAAACTTACTTAAGTTATGGTCCTTAAGTTTTTCAACAAGACTTAGCTCAATTGCAGAGAGTAGGGCGTTTATATCGCCCATATCATTTTTCGCTTCGCTACGTGCTGTAACAAGATCATCCACAGTCACGCTTTTGTTTTCTGGAAAAAGTTGTGAACTAGTACGCATGATTATTCCCCTTTATTTTTAAGTGAAGCTAAGCGCTCTTTGTGAGCATCGATTAGAGCTTGATAGCAATCACTAGTACGGCCATCTAAAGCCATTAAATCTTCAGTGGACACAACGCCTGAGCGAATCTCAACTTTGCGACCAGGACATGTTTTGGAAAAATACTGTTTTGCACTAATGGCATCTAACAAATCAATAAACTACTCTGATGACATAGAGATGCCTTGGTCAGACTCATCTAATGCTGTAGCCATGTAATAGTGACAAGCACTTTCAGTGTTTTGAGTTTCTTGCCAAAGCAATGTTTCATCATAATTTGGTACAAGTTTTACCAACTCTTCATGAGACATTTTCTGAACTTGAAGATTTATTAGTCGGTACTCATGAAAATTGAGCCAAACTCGCTCCCACATTGGCGCCTCTTCGTCTTCAAAATTTAAAACAGAGGTGGCAAAAGCGCCTGCAGTAATGTAGTAATCCACTTCTGGATTTGAGCTTTTTAAGCTTTCTAGCTTTCTTTCTGCTTGATCAAGATGAAAGAACGGACGGTTAATAATTCCAAATGGGTAAATTTCTTTACCAGTAATTTGAATTGAAAGGTAATGGCATAAGCTTTCATCTGCCATCCATGCATCAAGCTGAGAAAGTAGTTTTTCAACAGGCTTGTTTTTATTAGTAGAACGGAGATGCGAATTAGCGCCGACTTGTTGACTAATATCTGTGATTTGGTTCATAATGTGACCACCAAAAAGTTACTTGTCCCGATCCTCGACCAAAATTTTCAGGACAAAAATTTATCTTAAAATACCAGAGCATTGACTCTGGGTTTCGTGTTTATAAAATGAATCAATCATTTTGTGTAATTTAAGATAAATCATTTTGTTTAAACTAGTCAAGATAATTTTAAATCATTTTGATTAATTATTTTTAGTTAATAAAAAAGCCCGCCATTCAAGTAGCGGGCTTTTTAGTTTTAATTTTTCTTAATCTAAATATATATTCTGAATTTGTTGAACTGGATACTCATGCACATGTTTACTTGGAGGGATAATATCAGATACCGCAACAATTGCAGCTACATCTTCCATATCAATAGTCATCCTTGTCTCGCCGTTCACAGCCAAAAGGTGCAGAACATCATTAACAATCCCAATAAATTCTTTAATTGTTCGCCTACCATCTTTCAGCTGAACTTCCACAAATTCTGTAGGTGTGGGCTCTGCATCAGGGTCGCACACAACATACCATCCATTACGAATCGCAGGATACATTGAATCACCTGTACCTTTTACAGCATAAGCATTTGGCCCAGCTGTAAGAGACGGTACATAGCCATCACCGCCATTACCTAAATAACCCATTTCAGTGTAATAGCCATCCATACCCATTTTTGAATAGGACTTTACAGGAACCCAACCACCACGTCTTACAACCGTTGGCACTGGTTCGCTTCTGACACTTTCAATATTTGGGGAACCATTACCACTAAGTATCCAGCCTAAATCAATATTGAATTTTTTAGACACCTTGAAAGCACCAGTTTTTGAAATACCTCGGCGCTCCCAATTGTAAACAATTTGAGGAGTCTCATCTAAGGCGTAAGCCAAATCGGCCCCAGTGATTTTTGTGACTTGGTAGACGCGTTCCATTGTTGGGTGAATTTGCTTCTTTTCCATGACTCTCTCGGCAAGGCTTAGAATTAATTGCTGCAAATAATAACACATTTTGTGTAAATCAAAATGATTGAATGATTTTTTTGTTTGTGTATACTGAATCAATCAAAATGATTTATTTCGAGGTGCTAATGAGTAGTGTCCAAAAAGATGCTGAGCTTATCGACAAGCACGGAGGTGCTACTGCACTGGCTCAAACCTTGGGCTACAACGTTCAGCGTGTTCAAAACTGGAAAATTAGAGGCATTCCCGCTAAGGAAAGACTTAAACACCCTGAATTACTCTTAGTCGATTTTATTCCAACACCAAAGAAATAAAAACCGCCATCTGCTGTAACAGATAGCGGTTTGAATATCGTATTTGGAGCAAACCAAAATGAATGAACAAATCTTAGCACAAAATTCAGACTGTGCAAGCCCATATGATGATGAGGATCAAGTCCTCACTCAATGGCAAATTGATCATGACGCATATGCAGACTCAATAGCTGAGTACAAGGAATCTCGCAAAGAACTTGAAAAGGCTTTGGGCGTTCAAAAAGATTTCAACAAAACTTCCCATCCAATTGGGGAGGTTATAGCGGACCTGCAAAAACATGCTCACCTATATGCACTTTTGAATCGATTTGAGAGCGCTGTAATCAACCGTCTAAGAGCAAAGGATAAGTTGTAATGCACTACTACGAGCGAAATATTGGTGATTATTACCGCAAGGCTGGAAGATTAAACATTTTGCAGCATGGGGTTTATAACTTGCTCATGGATGCCTGTTACGACCGTGAATCGTTCCCAACGCTTGAAGAGGCTATTGAATGGGTATGGGCGGAAACTGAGGAAGAAATTGACGCTGTTAAATTTGTACTTAAGAAGTTTTTCAAATTAAATGAGGACGGGGTTTATGTGCAAACACATATTGAGGAAGAGTTGTGTCGCTACAGAGAGTATTGTGCAAAGCAATCTGAAAATGGCAAAAAAGGTGGACGTCCAAAAAAAGCACCTAAATCAGATGAATCTGGAAAAAATGGCTTTAAAAATGAAAGCCAAGACAACCCAAATGAAAGCGAATTAAACCCAGAAAAACCCAAAGAAACCCAAATAAAGCCTAAACCATCTAACCATCTAACCAACGAACCATCTAACCAAGAAAATAATATATGTCCGCCTAACGGCGAACCTATGTCTGCTGAAAAGCCTAAAGAGAATTTCAAAAATGAGATTCAAGAGGTTTTCGAGTTTTGGAAAGTGACGTTTAACAAGAATAATCGAACCGTTCTTGATAACCCGCGCAAATCCAAAATTCAAGCAAGACTCAAAGAGGGTTACACGGTTGAAGATATCAAGACGGCTATTGTTGGGTGCTCTAAATCTCAATTCCATATTGAGGGCAATCATACTGATCTAACGCTAATTTGCCGCGATGCAACCAAGCTTGATCACTTTCTTGCCATGTCTAATCCAGCACAGGTAATAGCATGTCCTCAAATTGAGGATGTGCAGACCATTCCTGCTCAATACAAGGTAATTGAGGGGGATTGGTAATGTCATTTAATTCAAATATTCATGATGTGAACATGGAGCAATGTGTTCTTGCGGCTTTAATGGCTACATCCTTGTCACTTGAGTCTATTGGTCAGGAGTTGGATGCAGAATGTTTTTACTCAGATCGTCATCAACAAATATACAAGGCAATCGTAGAGCTTTCTGAAAGCAACCATCCTTACGATGTGGTTATGGTTAGTAACTACTTAAAGGGCAAAAATGTTTTGCATTTGATGGGTGGTGAGGATTATTTGATTCAGCTTATGCAGGATGCGCCAAGTAGTTTTTACAATGCTGAAAGTTATGTAACTCAATTAAAAAAACTCAAGACGCACCGAAAAATTGAGCAAATTGGTTTTCGCATTGCCGCAATGGCTAAAGACACTACAGTGCCAGACGCATTCATTGAAGCTGAAAATCTTTTGAGTCAAATCGATAAAACAGAAGATGGCGATATGGGCGCAAGCTTTGGTGATGCATTGACTAGCGCATTGGCGCAAATGATAGAGAAATCAGAGAAGAAAACTAAGAATCAATTATCTGGAGTTAGATTCAATCTTGTAACGCTCGATAAGATGCTTGGCACAGTACAAAACGGTCATTTTTGTGTTGTTGGAGGTCGTCCTGGTTCTGGTAAATCAACTCTGGCACAAATGATGGCAATTGATACTGCTATGGTTAAAAAGGAGGGGGTTCTTTTTATATCAGCAGAAATGGACAAAGAGACACTCTCAAACAGAATGTTTAGTTCACTTAGTTCTATTCCATATGACAACTTGCACAATGCAACACTTTATGACGGATTACTAAAGGAATATGCAAGGTATCGAGAGGTTTACAGCGGTCTACCAATTTGGATCGAACCAAAGCAGAAACCAAGCATAAGTGAGGTTAGAGCCTACGCGAGAAGAGCAAAGCGCCGTTTTGCCAAAGCAGGCATAAAGCTTGGGTGCATTATTGTTGACTATCTACAGCTCGTAAGAGATCCAAGCAAGAAAGATCGTTTTCAAGAAGTTGGCTCTATTAGTCGTGAACTTAAATCTATGGCTAAGGAGTTTGAATGCCCGGTTGTAGCGCTCGTTCAATTAAATCGTGAATCAGAAAAAGGTAAGAAACCGAAAGCTTCTGACATTAAGGAATCAGGGCAGATCGAGCAAGATGCAGACCAGATCATCCTTGTTAATCCATTAACTGATGACAAAACACTTCAACCTCTCGGGGTTACAGAATTAATTATTGCCAAAAATCGACACGGGAAAAGGGGGGCAGTCCGAGTTCAAGAGCATTTAGACATGTGTAGATTTAAAGCCATTCAGGAGCTAGAAGAATGAAAACATTCCTAATCATTATGACTGTTATCTGTATTGCTACTTTTATGGGACTGGTTGTAGCTGCAATAGCTGCAAAGCTGCACCAGTTTTCAGGAAGTCTAGCTAAATTTCGCTTTTCACTAGCCTTCATGGATATCACTTTTTTCTTTTTATGTGTATCGGCTCTGGCTGTATTTGATGGGGATAAGTATCAAGCGTTCTCACATCTAACCCAATTCTTGTTGGCTTTATACCTAATTTTTTACCGTTCTAATAAGTGGGAGCGCAAAGCATGAGCCATAAAATAATTAAACCCGACCTTGATTTGGTTTTTGCGAGATTTGCCATTTTTGGAATGTTGGCAAGTCTTTTTGCTGTTTCATATGTCAATGGTCATCCATCATGGCTGACATGTGTTGTCATGTTATTGGGTGTGTTCTCAATCTTTGAGACAGCGATTAAAGCTGATGAAGATGCATTGGCTGCTAATGGCCTTGCAAAGATTATTATCTCTCACTCTAGAAAACTTGCCTCAGAAAGGGATGAATACGAGTTTGTTGCTGAGTCATTAGATGATCTTTATGTGCGCGAATGCAAAAAGACGGATGAGCTTAAGAAATCAATACAAGGCAATCAGGGGCGTATTTCAGAACTTGAACGCTTAAACCGTGTAAAGGCTCAGGCAATTATTGATTTGCATCAAGAAATTACAGAGCTTAAAGCATCTCATCATGGTGAAGTGATTGGTCATGAAGTTCACTTAAAAAAGATCAAGCAAGAGCGTGACGAATTGCAAACCCTGTACACCCAGCAAGGCATAAACATGTTTAAGCTGCAAAAGCGGGTGGATGCAGTAATTATCGAAATTGAAAATATGTATTTATCAGGTGCCATTGGTTTTGACACGGTTAAGAAGTTAGAGCAAGCGCTCAAGGGGGAAGGATGAAAGACTTTGCGATAGCAATTATCTACGGTGCAGCGCTATTCGTATCAATTAAGTATGCATGGCGTTGGTACAACGGTGAGCTTTCAACACCTGCAATTATGGAGTGGTTTGGCAGAGGATTCTTTTTTGCTTGGGGAGTAATAGCAGCGACTTTAACTATGGTTTTGGTTATCCGCTTAATTACGGAGTATGTCAAATGACCACATTCAAAGAGGCTCAAAGGGTCCAGTCACTGAAGGCAGCTCGTTCAAAGAGATTCAATAGAGTGCCAACAGAAGATCAAGAACAGATGACGCTCATGAGTTGGGCGCATCGTGTGAAGTATGGTTCAGGTCGTTTGAGTGATTACCTGTTTCATATTCCTAATGGTGGCTCAAGAAACATAATTGAAGCTGCAAAGTTCAAGAAGTTAGGCGTGAAGGCTGGTGTTCCAGACCTTCAGCTTATCGTTCCAAATGGTGAAGTACACGGGCTTTGGATTGAGTTGAAGTCAAAGAAAGGGAAATTACAACCAAGTCAAAGGCTCATGATTCAACGCTTAGAAGAACAAGGTTACATGTGCAAAGTCTGCTTCGGTGCGGATGAAGCCATAGATGAAATTAAAAAGTATTTGATGATTTAGGGTGAGGGATAGATATGTGCGACATAGAAACATTAGGTTGGACCGAGGACGAAAAGTTTTTCGTTGTTAGAGTGAATCATGAGGTTGTTATTTGGGAGGATGACATTCGTGGTGTTTGCGGTATCTATAACTGCGATAAGTTTGCAGGCAAATATTGTGGATGTCGCTTTGTAGAGAAGTTTGCACTTGTTAATGGGAATGATGTGTATGTAAGTGCTCCTGTTATTGATCAAGAGTATTGCATTGATGACCCGTTTATAAAAATTACATTAGCAGAATTTAAAGAATTGAAAGGTTAGGGTGACGGTATGAATGCAGTAGCAGTTGAGAAGTTTGAACGTTTTGAATGGTTGACTCATGGTTTAACTGCGAGTTCACCAAGTATTGAGCCAGTGGTGCGCGGAACAGGAGAGAAACCATTGAACTATCAAGACCGCTTGGGTGCTATTGCTTCAATGGATACCCAGTTAGCAAAGTCAGTCACCGCACTGATTATTTTCGAAGGTAAGTCAGAAAGTGATTATGAATATGTTCGTAATCACCTAGCTAAGATCATGATTCAAAATGCCGCAGTCGACAAGAAAAGAGAGCCTGAGCATGTCGCTATATATCACTTGGCATGGTTGATTGCTCGCATGGTATTGGACTTCGCATTAAATCCAGAGTTAGAAGAACATTACACAGCTAAAGGCCGTTTAGCATATGCAGGGCTTAAGAGTCATCAGATGAATGTAGAATGCTACCGCAAGACATGGAAGCCATACGAAAACCTAATGACTATGGCAATTGAGTCGGCAATTGATGAGGCAGGCAAAGCAGTTGAAGCCTACAAAAGAAATACTTACAAAGATATGAAAGCGTAGGTATTCCATTATTGCGGAAACAAGAGTATAGTTTTTATATACTGGTCGTATTACGGATTTCCGAAGACCAACACATCAAAGCTCACTTAATCGTGGGCTTTTTTTGTTGTCTATGGAAAGACAATAGTTGCCTCAACCCTTGGCATTAGGCTTATTACCTAGCACATCATAGGGGCGTAAAGGGTTAGACAGGGATTCATTATCCTTAATCACACATTCGCTTGTATGTGGTCGAGCACAAGCAAAAAAACGAGAGCTACTTATCAGGGTCTCAAACAAAAATTGATAAGCGCTTTGTTTGGTCAATAAAGTGATTAGAAGGGTGCGGAGTTGATGTTTAAACACTACCCTTGGATTGACCACCTAAAGACGTGCGTATTCACGGTGCGGATTGGCGACCCCTTAACACACTCAGTCAGCCTTAAACTACTCGGTACTACTCAACCCGACCATTCCTAATTGGATGGTTGGGTTGTTTTAATTTAGAGAAGTGACTTCGGACGGGCAATCCCATCTGTAGCTAGCGGTCACTTCATCTAAGTTAAAGACAGGTGGTTTTATGGATGGAATAGGATTAGGTGAAGGTATTGGATTGGGGTGATACATGGACACAAAAGAAATAAGAAAAAATATCGAAATGTATTCTACTGAATTGAACAAGTATCAAAGCTTATCTCGTCAATTGCTCAATAGAGATGAAATGATTTTAGTAGATCGAAAGATCGTGCAATTTAGAGAGCGTATTAAAAATTTAAGAGTAGTGCTAGATGCGCGACAGTAAGCGACTGGCAGCGATTAGAAAGTTGCCTTGCGTTAGGTGTGGTAGTAGTCCGAGTCAAGCTGCGCATTCAAATAGTTCAAAGCACGGGAAAGGTCGTGGTATCAAGGCAAGTGATTTATACACAGTTCCGTTGTGCCATGTTTGCCACGCTGCTTTCGATAAGTTTGAATTAGGTACAAGGCAAGAATCGGAAGAACTATTTGATGGTTGGTTAGAGAAAACAAAGCGGATGCTTAGTCTTAAAGATGAAGAAATATTTTAACTGAGCCAATAGGCTCTTTTTTTGTGAGAATTAAAATGGCTCAACCAGGAACATTTACCAAGTGTAAGAAACAAATTGAAGGTGCAATTAAACGTCAGACTAAGAAAGGCGAAAACTTTTGTGCAATGGATCTTCCTTACCACCTCAAAGAAGATAAAGAACTAACAGATGCGTATCTCCAAGAATTAAAAGGTCGCGGTTTCATAATTGAAATTAGTACTGATGCTGATTGGCCAGAGTTGTGCGGGAAAGTGAAATGGTAAAGCCTATTGTAGAAATACTGGAAGATAAATTTGAAGATGAGCTCTTGGCTTTTCTAAATCAATTCCAATTAGAGAATGACTGCAAGATAAAAGATTGGTCTTTTGTTCCTGATGGTAGCAGTAACTATACGTTACGTGTTGAGATTGAAAAGGAAGATTCAAATCTAATGTGCTAAGAGAGGTCAAAATGGAACCACGATTCGTCATCAAAAACCATTCTGACATCAACTATGTAATTGGGTATCTCAATAATAATCATGCTAAAGCTGCGAACGAAGGTAAACCTTTAGTCGTTAGAATCAACCAGAAGGAAGACGACAGGAGCGCCGCACAAAATCGGCTTTACTGGGCTTGGCTTGAACAGATCAGGCAAAAGACCGGTAATTCAAAGGATGACCTTCATTTACTTTTTAAGAAAAAGTTTCTTGCAAGGATCTATGTTGAAGGTCGGCAAGAGACTGCAGAAAAGTACATGGCTTTGCAGAACTTTAAAGATGTTATTCAAGCATTCGATGGACCTAAGCGCCGTCAACTTGAAAAGGATTACCAAGTTTTGGTCAATACCTTCATTAAAGACCATCTGCAAAGCAAGAAGGCCACCATTAAAGAATTCACCAAATATCTGGATAAGATCAACATCTATGCACATAGAGACTTGGGCGTGATGTTGATTATCCCGGATGACCTTAAGTGGTGTTATCAAAATGAGCAATGATTCAAATTTGCAAGACGTGGTGCTTAAGCTGATAGAGCAAACAAACAAGCTTATTGACCAAAACAATAAGCTGACTGATCACAACAATAGACTGATCGAACAGAATAGCTTACTCGTTCAAATCAATGCAGAACAATCCGCTCAGTTATCCGAAGTTCTATTAATGCTTGAAGATAGTGAACCGGCACAACGGTCAGGATCACTAGATGGGTGATGTTATGAGCACAAGTGAATGTATTAGCTTTCAAGAGGCAGTAGAGATTGGGCTTCAGAAAGCAGCGGATAGTGAAAGAATAAAGGCTGAGGTTCAAAGCATTTTACAAGAGTTGAATTCAGTAGCAGCAAAAGCAACTAACAGAAATTTCATTTTATTTGATTTGTCTGAACCGGAAGTTAAACAACTGTCACCTCTTAAATTTGACTTCAATAACTATAGCTTTCCTATCGCCGTAAGGTGTGGAGCATTAGAAGTTGAATGCAATAGCATTTGTGAACTTGTTGAGTCAATAAAGCAATTTCTAAGATCAGCCTATTTTGGTGACTTTATAAGGATGAATATCAATGCCTAGAATTGTATCGATTATACCGCCTAAAGATGACTCCAACATTACTAAAGCACAGGGTACAAAAATATTGCTTGATAATGGCGAGTACCTACGATGTGTCCACAAAATCACTTTAGTAGCAGAAGTTGATTCGCCGTGGAAAGCAATCATTGAAGTGTACCCATCTAATCATGAGCAAATTAATGCATTGCTTGCAGATGTTGAGGTTATTAAACGTGACCAAGAATACAACCGCTTGGATGAGATTGAAAAGGAAATCCAGCAACTACAAGACGAGAAGGTGCTCATTGAACGCAAACACCGTCCAGAAGTAACAGGGCTTTCAATAGCTGGTGTAGCGAATGTACCAATGGAAGGGACTTTCTTGGTTGATAAAGGTGAGAGAGTTTTAAAGCCGCCTAAGAACGATGCTTTAACGGAGTTCCTTAAAAACAACCCTTCTCATTCAACAATCATTCCACCAGTAACAGGGCTGGTGAAAGATGAACAGGGTATTGTTCGCACCGTTCCAGATTCTAAAGGTGAGCACGATGATACCGAATAGCATTATTAATAACCGCTTAGGGTTTTATGGATTAGATGATCTTGAACAGCCGCATTTAATAGTTGAGCCAGAAACTCCAGAAGTCCAGCGTAAACAATTGGAACTTCGTTTAGTTAGATTGGTCCAAGAGTATCAACGCAAGGGTTTAGATATCGATTGGATATCCATTGACTTACTTAATGGTGTAGATGCGCGAGTAACCTTAAATGAAACTCCAAACATTCAAGAACAAGTTGCAGACGCTACAGACACCTGCACAAACCCAGAAGAACTCTAAACAAAACAATTGGGGTTCTGGTCGTGGTGGTCGTCCTTGGCGCCGTCTTAAAGCCAAGATCCATTTACGTGATGAGTGGACCTGTCAATGTTGTGGCATCGTCACTAAAGACTTAGAGCTTGACCATATTGTGAATGTGGCAAGAGGCGGAACGGATGATGAATCCAACCTCCAATCTCTTTGTGTTCCATGTCATAAGAAGAAAACCCAACAGGAGAGCCGGCAATGAAATGCATAACAATTGAGCGCACAGTTGATGCTTGGCATGTTGAGGCGCTTTTAATAAGAGCAAAAGAAGATTTTTCAACATTGCCTGCATGGGTAAAAAAGATGCACCAAGAAAACAAGTTTCTTATTGGTGGCAGTTCCATTCGTGTTCACACTAGAGACTACATAGAAGAGCTGGATAAGCAGCATGTTTTATTTCGTCACGATAATGGTGATGTGGAAGCTCTGCTTATAGGTCAATTCTATAGACTCTATAAAGATCCTATATGCGGGTAAGGATTGCTAAATGATTACTAATGATTTTGCTAAAGGTGATGTGGTTGCTTTGCAGGGTGCTTGGACTGACCTTATGACAGTTGAAAAGGTAGAGTGTGGGAAGGTTTATTTCACATCGGGTGACTATGCAGATTCAAGCAAGGTCCGGTATGCAGAACCTGAAGAGATAGAAGCGGGTTGTAAGCTTTATTAAATATATTTAGGATGCACCAAAATGATGCACAAAAATCCAGCAGGCAGGGGGGAGGTCAAAAGTTCCAAGCCCTTCGCCGTTGGACACCGCCCCCCATCTCACTTATAAAAAAATTTCCCCTTTCATTAAAAGTTAAAGCAAAAGTTAAAGGTGATCCAATGGCATTAACCGAGAAAATGAAAAAGTTTGCTCGCGCCATTGTTGATGGTGCCACAAACAAAGAAGCTGCTATTTCAGCAGGTTACGAAGAAAAGACAGCTTCACAGCAAGGTTCAAAATTAAGAAATAATTCTGAAATTATTATCTACATCGAAAAGTTAAAGGCTGAAAAAGAAGGCCGAACTTTAACTCCTGAGAAACCAAAAGTTAAAACTGAAAATAGTGGTGAATATGACAATCCTTTGAATGACGACGACTATGCAAAGGATGACCCACTTCAATTTCTAATCGATGTCATGAACAAAAGTGATGACATGTTCTTGCGCTTCAATGCAGCGAAAGCAGCCCTTCCATACGTCCACGGCAAAGTGGCCGAAAAGGGCAAGAAAGAAACCAAAGCAGAAACTGCAAGAGAAGGTAGTAAATCAGGAAAGTTTGCAACTTTAGATAATCAATTGATGAGCTAAATTATGTCTTCAATGTCACTCACCTGGACTACAGCTTGCCCAGACTGGGCGACCCGTATTGTTTCTAAACAATCGTTAATGCCGTGTAAGCCATTATTCCCCAAAGTGGCTGACGTAGCGGAGCGTATCTTTAAAGAGTTAATTCTTGTTGATGTGATGGGTAGCCCTAAGATGGGCGATGTCACATTGGAATGGGTGATCGAGTTTGTTCGTGCAATCTTTGGCGCATATGATCCAAGCACAAAGCGCAGATTAATTCGTGAATTCTTTCTTTTGATTTCGAAGAAGAATACTAAATCTACGATTGCCGCCGGCATTATGCTTACTGCATTAATTCTTAATGATCGACAATCTGCCGAACTAATTATTCTTGCGCCTACTAAAGAAGTTGCTGATAACTCATTTAATCCAATCCGAGATTTCATTCGCGCAGATGAAGAATTAAGTGAAAGATTTAATGTATCTGAGCACACAAAAACAGTTACGCATCTAGGTACCGGAGCAACACTTAAAGTTATTGCAGCAGAATCCAATGCAGCAGCAGGTAAGAAAGCTTCTATTATTTTGATCGATGAGGTCTGGTTATTCGGTAAACGTGCCAACGCTGAATCAATGTTCCGTGAAGCAAAGGGTGGTTTAGCATCACGTCCAGAAGGTTGCGTGATTTATCTGTCTACCATGTCGGATGAAGTGCCATGTGGTGTATTTAAACAACTTCTAGACTATGCCCGTGATGTGCGTGATGGAATAAAAGAAGATAAAAGCTTTTTGCCTCTTATCTACGAATTCCCAAAGTACTTAGTTGAAGCAGGCGAACACTTAAAGCCTGAAAACTTCTACATCACAAACCCAAACTTGGGTGCATCGGTTGATCTTGAATATCTAATTTCAGAGTTTAAAAAGGTTAAAGATGCTGGTGAGGAGTCACTTCGAGACTTCTTGGCCAAGCACTTAAACATCGAAATCGGCATGAACCTTCGTGCTAATCGTTGGGCAGGTGCTGAGTATTGGAATGCTCAATCAAAAGATATTCAAATTGATCAGCTCATTGAACTATCTGATGTCATCACGCTCGGGATCGATGGTGGTGGATTGGACGATTTGCTCGGGTTCGCTGCACTGGGGCGATTAAAAGAAGATCCGCGCATCTGGTGGCTATGGAATCATGCATGGGCAAACAAGATTGCTTTAGAACGTCGAAAAGAGAATGTGCCTAAGTATGAAGACTTCAAGTCTGAGGGTTCTCTTACTGTTGTTGACCGAATTGGCGACGACATTGACCAGCTCGCAGCAATTGCTAAGAAGGTTTATGACAGTGGAAAGCTTAATAAGATCGGACTAGATCCATTGGGCTTAGGCGGTCTTTTAGATGGCTTACTTGAGGCAGGAATTCCAGAGGAAAGCATGTTTGCTGTGCCTCAAGGGTACAAGCTTATGTCCTACATCCTAACCACTGAGCGCAAATTAGCAGAAGGTAATCTCTACCACGCTGGACAACAATTGATGACTTGGGCAGCAGGTAATGCCCGTGTCGTGATGGTCGGTAATGGTATGCGAATCACTAAGCAAGAATCTGGAATAGGGAAGATTGACCCACTGATTGCCACGTTTAATGCGGTGGCTTTGATGTCCATGAACCCAGAACCATCCACAAAAGAATACAACGTCTTTTTCGTCTAATTAATTTCAACTAATGACCGCCTTAATTGGCGGTTTTTGCATTTTGGAGGGGCTATGACTGCTCTGCACAAATCATTCGGCTCGTTCGAAATCAAAGCCGTTGATGAAGAAAAGCGAACATTTACAGGGGTGGCTAGTACACCTAATCAGGATCGTTCAAAAGACATCATGATCCCTAAAGGCGCGAAGTTTCAACTGCCAATGCCGTTGCTATTTCATCATGACATGCGCCAACCAATCGGCCATGTGACTGATGCAAAAGTTACGAGCAAGGGTATTGAGGTTGAACTCCATATTCCTGAAATCAAAGAAGCCGGGCGCTTAAAAGATCGAGTGGATGAAGCCTACCAGAGCCTCAAATATGACTTGGTGAAAGGCCTTTCTGTTGGGTTTCTTCCTAATTGGGATAAGGCTGAAATGATCAAAGGCGGCGGCATTCAGTTTGACGAGTGGGAATGGTACGAACTCTCCCTTGTAACAATCCCTGATAACCGTGATAGCGGAACAGATTTTAGAAAAGCATTTGAGGAACACAAAGCCGCGTTGGGCAAACAACCTCAGAACATTCCAGATGGCGATTCATCTGAGAAAAAACACGTAACAGTAAAACTTAATAGCCCAACAAAGGGTGGAGTAATTCTATGAATAAGTATTTAAAACAACTTCTTGATGCACTGGCAGCGAAAAACAAAGAATTAGAAGGTCACATGACTAAATCTTTGGATGCTGGTCAAACGCCTGATGATGAAACCGAAAAGGCAATTCAAGCTGTAGAAGCAGAAATTGCTGCAATCGAAAAGAACATTGAGCGAGTCAAAAAGCAAATTGCAACAGCCGCTGAAGCTGCGAAAACTGCAACTCCTGTTGCTGGTGAGGACCCTAAACAAGCTAAGAAATCTGCTGAAGGTGATCCTGATCCAAAAGGCGACAATAAGATTATTGTTAAGTCGAACCTTCCTAAAGGTGTTGGATTTGCACAATATGCCCAAGCAAAACTGATTTCTCAGTTAAATGCTAAAGAAGGCCGATTCGAGTCGCCATTGGAAGTTGCTAAGAAAATGGGCTTTGGTGAAGAAGTTCAAGACTTAATTACTAAGGCGACTCTTGGTACTACGACTGATTCAGGTTTTGCAGCGACATTGGTACATGAGAACCATTTGGTTGGTGAGTTTGTTGAATTGCTTCGCCAAGCAACTGTCTTCGATAAGCTTCAAGGCTTCCGTGCAGTTCCTTTCCGTTCAAAAATTCCTTCTCAAGTAACAGGTGGTACGGCTTCATGGGTTGGTGAGGGTGCTGCTAAGCCACTTACAAACCCAACTTTTAGTGAAGTAGAAATCGGAGAGCACAAGCTAGCTGCTATTACGGTTTATACCCAAGAGTTGATGCGTCGCTCAGATCCTTCTGTAAGCGTGCTGGTACGTGATGACTTAATCGCTGCAAGTGCAACATTGGTCGATAACACCTTCCTTGATGCTGTAGCAGCTTCTTCAACTCGTCCGGCTGGTGTACTTAATGGTGTAACCATGACGCCAAACACTGGTGAGACGGCAGCTGCATATGAAAAAGATTTACTCGCATTGATTAACACTTTCGTTACTAACAACTTAAGTTTGGATGGTGCGTACTTCTTGATGTCAGAAACACGTGCAGCACAAATCGCGTTGTTGCGTGATGCTCTAGGCAACTCTTACTTTAACGGTATGGCTTTACGTGGTTCGCGTACCTTACTTGGTATTCCTGTAATCACTTCACAAGCACTTGGCAACAAAATCATCCTTGTGAAAACAAGTGAAATCTTGCTTGCACAAGATGGTGGTGTGGATGTTTCTTACAGCGACCAAGCGACATTAGTTGATGGTGGAACGACTCACCACTTATGGCAAGAAAACAAATTTGCTGTACGTGTAGAGAAATTCATCACTTGGGCTAAGCGTCGCCCAGTGGCCGCAGCTTATCTGGACTACACAACTACTCCAACTTCTCCATAAGTTGAAGTATTGAACTCAAAACAGCTCCTTAATTGGGGCTGTTTTCATATCTGAGCAATGAAAGTTCATTGTTGAGCTATGGGAGCAGCTATGAAAATTGAATATTTACAGGTTATGCATGACGCCAATGTTGGCGATATCAAAGAAGTAACCGATTTTGAAGCAAATATCTTGATTAAAACAGGTGTTGCTAAGCCTTATGAGGAACCAAAAAAGGCAACAAGCAAACCTAAAAAAGAAGTAAAACCAATCGAATAAGGCGATAAATATGGGCATTAGAGACTGGTTTAAAAGTAAAAAAAGCCTCCAAAGTGTCCATAATTCTGGGCAGAATGTTTGGAACAGCTTAACCGTACAGGAGCCATATTCTGGCGCATGGCAGAAAAATGATGAATTAACACGCACTGAACTAACAGCATCTCATGCAGTATTTTCTTGTGTAAGCCTCATTTCCAAAGATATCGGCAAACTTCCCATTGTCTTAAAAAGAAATGTTGATGGGGTTTTGGTAAGAGCAAATATTCCATTTGAACTACGTGTTTTAAAGAAGCCAAATAATTACCAGACATGGCAGCAATTTCAAGAACAATGGACCTCTAGTCTATTGCTTCGTGGCAATACATACGTTTGGAAGTTGCGAGACGCATTCGGTCAAGTTTATCGAATGGTAGTGCTAAACCCTGACTTGGTTACACCTTTAGTTGCTAAAAATGGGGATGTGTTTTACCAATTAAGCAAGGATTGCTTGACCCAAGCAGAATCGGAAATTTTGCCAGCTTCCGAAATTATTCATGATCGAATCAATACCTTTTACCACCCTTTAGTGGGCTTATCACCAATTATGGCGTGTGGTGCAACCGCTAAAATGGGTGTAAGAATTCTCAATAATGCAGCAAATTTCTTTGGAAACGGAAGTAGACCGGGTGGAATTTTGGTTGCACCCGGACCAATTGCAAAAGAAAAGGCCGAAGAGATTCAAGCTCGATGGAATCAAAATTATTCTGGCACGAATTATGGCAAAACGGCTGTCATTGGTGATGGGATGACTTATACCGTTTTGGGCATGAGTGCTGCTGATTCCCAAATGCTTGAACTTCTGGAGATGTCTGGCCGTGTGGTTTGTAGTGTGTTTAATGTTCCACCTTTCAAGATTGGTATAGGAACAGTGCCAGATGATCCAGAGAAAGCAAATGGAATTTACTATTCCGACTGCCTCCAAGCATTCATTGAATCGCGCGAAAACCTTATTGATGAAGGTCTGAATCTTGAGGGTTTCAAGTTAGAGAGTTTTCTTGATCTTGATACTTTAATTCGTATGGATTCGGAAAGATTTCACAACATGATCCGTGAAGATGTTAAAGGTTGTATTTTGACCCCAGATGAAGGGCGGGCAAAAATCGGCATGCTTCCTGTTCCTGGTGGTGATGCTATTTATATGCAGCAGCAAAATTACTCACTTGAAGCACTTTCAAAGCGAGATGCCAAAGACGATCCATTTGAAAAATCTGATAGTTCAAAAAAATCAGATGACCAAAAGTCTTTTGATTCTTTGTACCGTGGTGTCTTTTCTGACTCAGAACCTTATCAAAAGGGCCAATTCGTAACGCACAAAGGAAGCCTATGGCATTGCGAAAAAGATCACACTGGGGAATTTAATCATTCAAGCTTTAAGCTTTGTGTGAAGGGGGCTAAATAATGCCTATTACAGACCTAGTAACTGTTAAAGCCCATTTGCGTTATGACACAAACGATAATGATTTGGAGCTTGATGCATATAGAGAAGCAGCAGAGCAGGCTGTTCTGGATTATGTAACCGATGAATTTGAAGACGGGAATTATCCTAAACAATTTAAATTGGCCGTTTTACTCTTATGCGGCTATTACGATAGTAACCGCAATCTTGAAAGTGAAATGACAGAAGATGGTAATTATCTACCACCACCTGTCAGAGCACTGCTTTATAAATTTCGAGATCCTACGGCTATTTGAGGTGCTTATGGGGCAGAAAGCAAGCAATTTACGTCACCGCATCACTATCCAAAAAGCTACACAAACACAAGATCGAAATACAGGCAAATTAATTCCCTCTTGGTCAAATTTCACAACGGTTTGGGCGGAAGTTACTGACTTATCAACTCGTGATGTTATTGCAGCTAAGGCAGCAAGTAGCACTATTCAAGCACGTGCAAAGGTTCGCTTTAGCAGTACAACAAAGCATATCGATAGCACCATGCGAGTTTTGTTTGATGGTTATTTTTATAAGATCGATGGCAACCCGATGCGTGATCCAGACTCACGCCGTGAATATCTAACAATCAATCTTGCCACAGGTGATAAAGCTTGGAATGGGTGATTTATGACAACACAAATTCATGGTTTAGAACCTGCATTAAGAAAAATGCAGGCAATTGGTAGTGAAAAAACTGTAAAACGGATTGCCCGCAAAGCTATGCGCCAAGCGATGAATATCGCTAGGGATAAAGCTAGGGAAAAAGTAAAACGCTTAGATGATCCAAAAACACCTGAAAAAATCTGGAAAGAAATTGTCGTTCAAAATGGCCGTAGTAGAAATAAAAACTCTTTGGTAATGCGTGTCGGTGTGCGTGGTGGCGCACGTATCCCATATACAAACAACGCTCAAAATAGACGTGCTGGGCGTGTTGGTCAAACTTACCAAGCGGACGGACGAGTCTTTTACTGGCGATTCCTTGAGTTAGGTACAAGTAGACAGCCCGCCACCCCATTTTTAAGACCAGCGCTTTACGAAAACATTGAACAGATAACAGATAAGTTTGTTCAAGTGTTTAATTTTGAACTCAGTGTGGTTTTAGGTGCAGCTTAATGATTGATGTTCCAATTTTTAAATTAGCCAGAGCAGATCCAGCGGTTAAGGCTCTACTTGAAAGCGATGGAATTTTGCGAGTCTGGAAGTTTGGAAGTGCTCCAGATGAGCCACAAGCGCCATATGTGACATGGCAAACAATTTCTGGTGATTCTAATAGCAATCTTGATTCACTCCCTGTTTCAGACAATGCAATTATTCAAATTGATGTATATGCAACTGATGAGGATGTTGTTGATCAGGTTGCGAAAGCAATTCGCTTTGCAATTGAACTTGATTGTTATGTGGTTCGTTATGGCGAGGCAGATAAGGACCCCGTAACAGGAATGTCCCACTATTCTTTTGATGTTAGCTGGATCGTAAACCGCTAAAAAATTTACTTCTAAATAAACCTGTCCTTAGCGGCAGGTTTTTTATGCCTGCTCTCAGGCAACCACTGGCTAGGCTGATCCCCGAAAAGCACACTTTTCATGTTCAGTGTGCCTGCCAGTTCTTTTATTTGAACATGAGCAAGTAAGAGGAAATCTTATGAACATGATGACGACATTGAATTTACGAGCTTTGGTTACCAATGATAATGGCGAAGCCAAAACCACGAGCTATGCAGTAGCTGAGGCATTTGAAAAACGACATTCTGATGTACTTAGATCAATAAAAAATATGAAGTGCTCACAGAAGTTCCGTGAACGCAATTTTGCGCTTTGCTTTGAAAACAACAAGTTACAGAATGGAAAGCCTAGAAAGTTCTATCAAATGACTAAAGATGGATGGATGTTTTTAGTTATGGGCTTCAATGGTGAAAAAGCCGATGCGATTAAAGAGCAGTTTATTGAAGCCTTTAACTGGATGACAAAGCAACTTACACAGGTATTTCAATCAAATTGGGCTAGATACAACCATGTAGTTGGTTATCGCGCAAAGAGAAAACAGGAGGTGAGTTGTTCAGCTAAAGATATGAATGCATGGAAGCAAGAAAAGCAATTTTTAGATAACGAGATCAAAGAGCTGGAAATGGTATTTCAACCCGAAATGACAAACTTCCAGCTCCAATAGACCACTTTCACAACCCCAATGCCACCACTTCGGTGGCTTTTTTTATGCCTAAAATTAAGGAGCGCTCTTAATGGCTAATGTTAAAACTCAAAAAACACAGTTATTTACTGTGTTAAATGGTCAAGTGGTTCGTTTTGTTTGCTCTAAACGGATTGACTTGGGGCAAGATTCATTTCAAAAAATTGATGTGACTTGTCTTGATGCAGAATCAAAACAGTATGTTCGCGGTATGCGTGATCCCGGCGAAGGTGCAGTAGAAATCGATTACGATGATAAGAACACCAGTCATGACAAATTAATTGAAATTGCCGAATCTGGAGAGATTTTAGAATGGCATGTTGGTTCGGGTCATGCTGCAACGCCTCCGACCTATGATCCAACCACTGGTATTGATCTTCCTGAAGATCGTATGTGGTGGTCATTCAAGGGTTATATTAATCCTACTGCACCTAATGCATTTGAAGTCGATTCTGTAGTTGGTTATTCATTCACATTGATTCGTACTTCTGGCGTGACTTCAACTAAACGCACGGTGGTTCCATAATGACTAAGATCAGCATTACAGACTTAAAGCAGAGTGTAACCACTCTAAACGTTCCAGTTAAAAAAGCCGTCAAGTGGAATGTTGAAGCGACTGAAAGCAATATTGGGTCACTTAAAAAATTGACGAAAAACAATTCATTAGAACTTGGTGATATTGTTGAGCTTGAAGCTGATATTTTTGTTAAAAAAATGAACTTCAAGGAAAGTCGCGAGGCATCCAAAGCAATTGAATGGGATCTTAATTATGAGAATCTTGAAGATTCAAAAGTTAAGAAAATCGATTCAACTCACATGCAAGCTGCTCAATTACTTGGTTCAATTTGCTCAGATCAAAAGGGAACACCTTTTTTCTCAAGTGTTAATGACATCTATAAAGCAGAGCCTAGTTTAATAAATGCTATGTATGCTGCTGCTGATGAAGTTAATAATTTTTTGGGAAAGTCTCGGAAGAAGAACTTGACGACAGAGAACTCCTCATTGAACTCGTCCTCAACGGAATCGGCGGAAACACCTTAGAAGAAGCTGAACAAAAACTTTCACATAGAGAGTTGATGTATTGGAGAGCCTACCGTCAAAAGTATGGCTCTCTTTTCTTTGGACGCCGTTTAGAGCAAAGCTTTGGAAGCTGGATGGCACATTACACAGGCTTCAAAGTTAAAGAGGGAACAAAAGTAGACCCTTATATATTTATGCCTCATGAAACGCCACCAGAAGACAACTCACTATCTTTAATTGATTATCTGGAAAAAGTAGCCAGTGATTAAGAAAATGATCAAAAAACCACTCAAAAGGGTGGTTTTTTAATAAACTGATTGTTATTTTGTCAAAACTTTATAACAAATGGTGAAATCATGAAGAAAATATTAGTTGCTGGTTTAATCGCTCTGGGTTTAGTGGGGTGTGCAACACCAATAACATCTACACAGCAGGCAATGCCTGAGGTATCGCAGGTAATAGAAATTCCAAATAAATCGAAAGATCAGATTTTTGAAGATTCAAAGATATGGATTGCTCAATCATTCAAATCCGCAAACAATGTCATCCAATATGCAGACAAAAGTACTGGTTCAATTATTGGGAAAGGAAATATTCAGTATCCTTGTGATGGTTTTATAGATTGTGGCGCTTTTGGCAACGATAAAGTTAACTTTACGATTAAAATCGATACCAAAGATAATAAGGCAAGAGTAACAATTAATGATGTTACTAGAACAAATTTGACCTATGTACAAGGTGGTTATAACGTGAATATGGGTAAAGAAGTTCCAATCAATATTATTCAGCACCAGCAAAAAATTGCTGTAAAACTTAATAGTGTGATCGATCAATACAAGACAGCAATTACATCAACTCAGTCCAATGCAAATTGGTAATTGAGATGAGCACTCATGCCATGAGTGCTCCTATTTTATTAAGTATTACATTGTAGTGGTTTATATGAAAAAAATTATTTTATTAGTTGCCGCAGTCGCTTTTTCTGCCTTTGTTCATGCCTCATCTGAATTAGAAGATAAACAAAATGCTCTTAATATGGTAAAGCAATATTCTGGGCTTGTTTCTTGTATGAGTTCTTTTGAAAAAGATCCGGAAAATGGACGACCCACTACTATTAAAGATGTAACAACAGTTAATTACGATAAAAAAAGTAATGAATATGTATTTTTTGTTTTATGGGTAGGGGATATGGGGTGTTCCGGTGGATCAGGGACCATGTCTAGCTTTGTAACTGAAGTTGCCAAACATGGAGGTGACTGGATGCCTTATACTATTCAAACTGATTTCGCTTTTGGTCAAGATGTTGGTATCAATTATGGATACATTGAATCTATCAAAAAAATTACTGCTAATAAATTTGAAGTTATAAGTTGGGATCACGCAGATAGTAAGTATGGTGGTGTGGATGGCGGGAGTAACTTTCCTGCAAATAAGTTTAAATATACGCTAGAGCGAGAGCGGTTTGAGCCTTGGAAAGTTACTCACCAAGCACTACTAGAGCAAAGAAAGTAGATGATAAAAAAGCACCTTAGGGTGCTTTTTTATCATCTTCTTGCTGATCGTAGGTTTCCCCGAGAGCCTCAAAAACTGCTTTGGCAGCAATATGGGCTAAGCGTTTACGTTCCTCAGCATCTCCAATAACTAGATGTGAGGCATCTCTATCATAAGAAAGGAAAGGTAATTACTCAATGTCTCGAGGGACGGTTTTACCCTGTAGATATGATTGAACTTTCAGAAATATTTGAAAGATTTTTTAACTTTTCACGAAGTAATGATCTTATGAGCATTGCTAGAAACATGAAATCGAAAATTAGCAACTAAATAGACTTATCTATAACCCGACCAAGTGTCGGGTTTTTTTATGTCTGGAGAAAAGGTATGGCGACAAATTCACTTGGCAGATTAACGCTTGATTTGGTTGTTCAAACAGCTAGTTTTACGGAACCATTAAGTAAGGCAGAGCGCCAAGCCCGAACATCGAGTCAAGGGATTGCTAATTCTTTAAATATTGCTGCTATTGCTGTAAGTGCATTGAGTGGAGCAGTGGCTGGTCTTTCAGTGGCTCAGCTTGTTAATTTTAGCGATCAAGTTATTCAGACTGGAAATGATATTCAAAAGTTTTCAAAACTTGCGAATGCTTCAGTGCGTGAATTTCAGTATTACGCCAAAGGGGCAGAAACTGCTGGAATTTCATTGGAATCTTTTGCAGATAAAATGAAAGACATGCAGGATCGTATAGGCGATTTTCAGCAAACAGGTGGTGGGCCTTTAGCTGACTTTTTCACCAATATTGCCCCTAAAGTTGGTGTAACGATTCAACAGTTTCAAAAGCTGTCCGGTCCAGAAGCACTTCAACTATTTTATAACTCATTGGAAAAAGCTGGAGCCTCTACCAATGATATGAAATTCTACATGGAAGCAATCATTTCAGATTCTTCTTTACTTATCCCATTGCTAGAAAATGGTGGTAAAGGTTTTAAAGAATGGGGCGATGCAGCTGAAAAAGCTGGCGCAATTATGACTGATGAATTGGTCGCGAATCTTTCGGAAGCAAAAAAACAGTTAATGCTGATGGATTTACAATGGCAGGGCTTAGAAAATCGCCTAATAAATAATGTAGTTCCAGCAGTCAAAATGGTTATTGATAATTGGGATGATATTAAAGCGGTAACTATTGCCGTATCTGCTGGCATTGCAACTAGATTTGTTCCTGCTTTGGTTGTCGCTACATATCAACTTGGGCAAACTGCTATTTTTGCAGTTCGTGCGGGCGTGGGCTTAGCAAGCTTTGCTAGGAATGCTGGAGCTACTGCTAGTGTTATGGCTTTACTTGGTGGTCCCGCTGGATTGGCAATGTTAGCAACACAAATTGCTGTAGCTGGTGGTGCATATTATCTAATGACTCAACAGACTAAGGACGCTACAGAGGCGCTGAGTGACCAAGGTCTTACAATTGATGAGTTAAAGGAAAAATATAAAAGCTTTACCGCAGCACAGTTAGCTATAAAAGGTATTGAGGCAAGTGAGGAGGTTGAAAAACAAACCAAAGAACTAAAAAGTCTTCTTACAGCGTTAGAACAATTTGAAAACGACTTGAAAGTTCAAGGTGATATTAAGCAATTTACAGCGATTCAAGCGTACCTTGCTAGCTTAAAACAAGGTGGGGATGAAGCTAAGAATGCTTTTGCTCAGCTACAAAAGCAAGGCTTGGTTAGTGAGAGTACACTTAAGTTTGTTGCTGAATTAGATACAAAAATTAATGCTGCAAATAACTCTATAGATCGTCAAAAAGAGATCCAAAAATTAGTTAAAGATGTTACTGATGAGACAACTAAATCACAGCAAGCTCAAGCAAAAGCTGTCAAAGACTCTACTAAGGCATGGCAATCACTGACACAAAAACAACGTGACTACATTACCCAAGCCAAACAAGATGTGCTTAGAGAAGGATATATCAAGACACTTGTAAGAGAGGGGGTAAGTGTAGATAAAGCGAATGTTTATGCAGATGCACAAGTCGCAACAAATGGAGAAGATGCTTTTAAAGCACCATTGTCAAAGGATGTGCTACTTGCTGCCCGCGAAAACTTCAATCTAAAAAATTATACTTTTAGTAAAGACCAGTTGGCGGCAATTGCTCGTGCGCAAGGCATTGCAAAGACAAATAATTTTGCTCAAATCGAAAGTTTATATGGTTTGCCTGCCGGAACACTTGCTGCCTTGATTCTTCAAGAGTCTGGGGCGAATGCTGGAGCAAAAAGTCATACTGGGGCAACAGGTCTTTTCCAAACAACGAGTGTATTTAGAAAACAGTATGGTCTTAATGCCAAAAGTTCGATTGAAGAAGTTGCAACAGCAGCGGCAAAAGACTTGCAAAAACACTACCAAGATTTTGGTGATCGTGCAAAAGCCTTAATGGCCTACAATGCAGGTGCAGGTGGCTTAAGAACCTATTTGAAAGGTGGTCTATCAGATAGCAAGCGCAAAGAGGTTGCTGGTTACGTACCCGGTTTCCAAAAATGGTTCGCCGGAGTATCTGGAAAATCTACTGTAGACAATTCAATTTTAATGCCTACACAGGCAGATCAACTTGAATTAATCAACAAAGCTGCCGAGTCTCAACAGGCTATTGATGAGGCAAGAAAAGAAGTTAACGCACGGTATTACACTGAAGCTCAACGACTTGCAAAGGAGCATCAAGATAATATTGATAAGATCACACTTGCGTACGCTGGTACACCGCAGTTAAAAGAAAAGCTTGCTCAAGAGAATGCATTATATGCCGCTCAAATTGCAAAACTTGAGTCTGATAAAAAGGAAGAGTACAACCAGTACTTTGCTTTTGAAACTGATCGAATCAAGCAGATTGAACAAAACTTTGATCGACAAAAAGAGTTAATCGACTCTAATGCCGAGTATGAGTACGGGAAATCGAAAAAAGCTTTAGAGATTAAAGCTGCTCTTGAGCGTCAAAAACAAGTTGAAATTGCTGCCGTAAAACGCGAAGAAGATGCACAAATTCAGTCGGCGTTTGAGGGTTATCTAAATCAGACTGAAATTGTTGTGAAGCGTTACCAACGTGAACGTGAAGAAATACTTCAAACTTATAGTTTAAGTAAACGTGTTCGCGAAGAGATGGCAAAATCTAAGGATTATGCAATTTTTGAAACTTTAAACCAAGCTTCTGACAGCGTCTTTCAAGTTGGTCAGAACTCTGCTCAATCTCTATTTAATAGACTTAATCCTGAAGAGTTTTCAAAGTTTAATTTGCAAAATCAATATTCTTCAGATTTCGGAGGACTCCAAACATCCTACAACGATGAAGTTGCTGGAATAAGTGCAATATCAGATGAGAATCTTCGCAATTCTATGCTTTTAGATGCACATGAGCAGTATTTGCAATCGAAAGCCGCACTTGATGCAGATTACGCACAAAAAGAGCGTGATTTGGATCAACAGAATTTTGAAACCAAGATGCAAGTTTATTCGCAAATTGCTGGAATGACTGGGCAGGTCTTTTCAGACATGACCGCACTATTAGAGCAAAGTGTTGGGAAGTCAAATGCACTTTACAAAACTATGTTCTTTGCCTCTAAGGCTGCTTCAATAGCTCAAGCAATTGTTAACACGGAAGAGGGGGCTACAAAAGCACTGGCACAAGGTGGCGCTTATGGAAGTGTTTTGGCTGGAGTTGTTAGGGCAACAGGTTACGCTTCAGTTGGCATCATGGCAGCTCAAACAATCCAAGGTATGGCCCACAACGGTATAGATAATATCCCGCGTGAAGGTACATGGCTTTTAGATGGTGGTGAACGTGTATTAAACCCTCAACAGAACAAAGATTTGACGAATTATTTAAATAATCGTCAAAACGGGTCTAGTGAGGGCAATGTGCAAATCAGCCAACAGATTACGTTTGCTGATGGATCCGCAAACGTCAATACACAAGGGCAAAAGCAAATTGCTGAATCTCTGAATAATGCAATGAACGATTGGGCTAGACGCGAAAGCCGCCAAGGCGGTGTCTTGTTTAATCTTGTGAGACGTTAATTACCCAAGTTTAACCACTTAAAACCAAATAAACCCACTCAGGAGAGTGGGTTTTTTAATGGGAGTACAAAAGTGAAAAAGTACATTATGACTTTTCTGCTTGCTTTATTGATTGCTGTAGTTTTCTACATAAGTGCAAATTTAATTGATTTTAATCTAATTGAATATGCAACGGGTTTCGTCTTTGGATTGTCATTCACCCTCATTTTTAAAAAACAATCTAAGAGTTCTAAAGCTGCAGAGCTACTAAACAAACATGTAAAAGAATGGGCAGTTCGTGAAAGTAGGCGGGCAGGTTTATTGGCTCCAGATCAAGATACGAAGGATCTAGAAAGTTGCAAAAAACGTTTTAAGGATAGTCCGGTTAGTATGAAAGTTGAGTGGTCAAAAAAAGATGAGTAATCGTAAATTCACTTGGTGCCAAGACTTAGAAGGTAACTCAGGTTCGCAGAGCTTTAATACTTTGTCATCTAAGTTTGGTGATGGGTATGAGCAAAATGTCTCAATAGGAATCAATAACCGATCTGGCACATGGCAATATTCGCGAACAGCAAAAAAAGCTGAAATCATGCAAATCAAAGCATTCTTTGATGATCACAAAGGAGCTGACTCGTTTCTTTGGGATTCACCACTAGACGGTGAAGTCCGAGTTAAAACAGGCGAATATCAACCCCGTTGTTTAGGTGGTGATATTTGGCAAATCTCTACGACATTCACCCAAGTCTTTTATCCTTAACTTTTAATCTCTTCAAAGCCCCTTTTTAGGGGCTTTTTTATGCGAGTAAGAAAATGACCATTCAAACAGTAAATTTAGGCACTGCCCCAACGGGTGCGGGTGGCGACACATTCCGCTCTACTGGCGCAAAAATGAATGAAAACTTTACGAATAACACCCATGCAGCTAGTCGTTATGTAGGTACCGCTGCCGGGAATGTAATGGAAGTAGGTGCTTTTGGAGTTGGAAAGTCAATTCGACTGGGTAGTCAAAAATTATCAACATTGAGAGGAAATGGTAATGCCTTTTATTGGCAAAATAATGGTAATAATATTTCAAGTGCTGGAGACTATCCAGACAACAATTCTCAGGCAATTATTAATTTAGATATTAACGATTCAACTGATGCTTGTGCACAATTAAGCATAACACATAACTCCGATATGTATGTCAGGTCTGTAAACTGGAATGTAAATACGTTTCAGCCGTGGCGTAAAATTTTGTCGTCAAAAAATACAACAGTGGATGCA